GCTTTTTGCATTTGAAATTCTGTCCATATATTTTCTTTTTCCATTTCTTGTCTATCTTTATTAGAATATTTATCTAATGTTGTAAATAATTTTAAATTCAATTTAATTTTTGGAGTAGTATTTTCTATTTCTTCTTTTGTTTTGCTATCCACTAATCCATAAACTAGAGCATTTTGATGATATAAAGATAATGAGAGAAGCATTCCAACAGCTTCAAATGATACATTTTGAGTTGCTATAAAACAAAAACTATCAGGTGCTTCATATAATATATTTTCTTCAACTACTTTTCTCTCTTCAACAATGTTATCTATTTTTTCTTCTACAATTTTATTTTTATTATCAATTACATTTTCTTTAATATTATCTTTAATAATTATATTTTCAAACAATTTCTCTACTATTTTTTTATCTTCATTAGAGAGAATATTTATATAATCATCTTGTAAAAATAATTTCTTATAGTTTTCAACATTTTCATGATATTTTTTTCTCTCTTCATCATCTAAATTATTTATTATAACTTCACTCCATTCTTTAACAAAAAATAAATTTTCTTTATTATCTTCATTTAATTCTGGAAGCATTTCAAGTGAATTTATTCTCTCATAATTCTTATAAATTTTCTTTGATTGATTATTAATTTTTATAAAGTCTACTACAATTTTTAATACATAATCTTTATATTTATTACTATCATCATAAGAAGCATTTTTAAAATGAATTGGTTTTTTTGAATAAAGATTACCATCAAAATAATAATTTTTTATTTTATTTAAAGAGAGAAAATGTAATAAATATTTTATCTGCTCATTAAAATTTAAATAATTATTATTAAATATAAAACTATATGAATAACTCATTACTATAAGTATTTTATATATTTAATATTTAAATATTGTATAATATTAAATATATTATTTTGTAGCTACTAATTTAATTTGTATATTATTATTTTTTTTTGCATATTCTCTACATCTTTGATGAAAACCAGGTTTATTATAATTTTCTTTAAAATCTGGACACCATTGATGATGAAATGGTTGACATGACAAAACTTTAAAACCTGCTAAATTTACTAAATTACCAAAAGTCATAGGACACCATGTATATAAATGTTGATTAATATCACTTGGTTTATAATAGAAACCTTGATCATTTGGTTGCTCACATGGAATAACAATTACCAATTTTCCATCCTTCTTCAATTTTTTATATAATTCTTGTAATACTTCAAAAGGATTTGGAACATGTTCCATAGCATGATTAGAAATTATTACATCAATAGAATCATTTTCTATATTGTCATAATTTTTTGTAACTTCAACACCATTTTTTTTACATTCTTCCCATGCATATTCATTAATTTCAAAACCCTTTCTTATTATATTTTCAAAATTATTTAATAAATATCCTCCACCACAACCAAAATCTAATACAATATCATTACTATTTATATGTTCTTCAAATTTAAATTTATTCAAATAACCACCAACAACAGCACCTTGTTTTTGCCAATTAAAATATTCTTTATTATAATGAGCCATTATAATAAAAATATGTTTTATTCTTTAATATAATTAGAGAAAAACATATTTATTATTTATAATCACTAATTCTTATAATATTATTTGGTAAAGAATGATTAATATCATCTGGAACTATAATTACTTTATGGTCTCCTAGAAATGTACATACTGTTGAAAGACTACTATGTCCTGTAATAAATATTTTTGAATATATAAAATCACTCAATACATTTAGAATATGTTCATTCTTATCAAAATTAACATAATTAATTTTCTTTTCCGTGAGAATATCAGTTAAAAAAGTAATATCACCATCGCTGTGTATATAAAATGTATATTGACTATATTTTTCAACTAATTTTGGTATAATATTTAATAATTGTTTATTATGTTTAATAATATTATCCACTCTATCTCTTATTAAAGCATCACCCTGTCTTATATGAATTACAATGTTATCATCACACAATCTTTTTTTAGGTAATTTTTCATTTACAAAAAATTAAAAAATTTTTTGTATATTATTTATGTATTCTTTCAGCTCGTTATTATCTATTGGAATTTTATTAAAAAAATAACAATTATCTAATGAATATATAGTTTCACTTTCATAATCTTTTGGAATATTATATATTTCATGCGAATGAACATGATTTTTATAATTTTTAACATTCAAATTGTATTCTATAATAAAAATTCTAATTATTTCTATAAAATAATTTTTTACATCTAATGCTTCTATAATATTAATATGTTCAAAATTAAAAAATTAATTAATAACAAATTTTTATATTTAATTTTTACATTATATTTTTTAAATTATAATATTTATATTAATATAATGTCACAAGAAAAAAATAAAGAATTTAACAAAGACAAATTAATTGATTATGATTTAGTATCAGATATGTTAAGTTTATCTTCACTTGTCTATAATTTTAATATTGATATTAAAGCTGAATCTACAAAAAATAATAAATATGATTTAAAAAATCTAAATATTGAAAACTTAAAAGTTGATTCAAAACGCAAAGATTTATTAAAACAAATACTTGAAAAATCTCCTAATTGTGAATTATATAAATTCTATGATTTAGAAAGTGGTTCTCAAGTTGGTATAACTATTAGTCATAAACAAAAACGCATTTCTTTTATATTTAGAGGATCAAATCAATTGATTGATTGGATTCATGATTTCATGATATGTAAAAAAGAAATTAGTGAAAACATTTATGTTCACCTTGGTTTTTATAAATCGTTATTCAAAGAAAATTTATTCAATAATTTACAAGAAGATTTAAAAAAAATATTAGAAGAACATCCTGAATATGAGTTATATATAACAGGTCATAGTTTAGGAGCTGGTCTAACAACATTATTCGGTTATTTAATTTCAGATATTATAGATAAAAATATTACTCTTATTACATTTGCTAGTCCTCGTGTTGGAAACAAAGAATGGGCTGAAGATTTCAATGAAAAGAAAAATTTACGACATTTTAGATTTGTTAATGAAAAAGATATAGTTACATCTATACCATATTTATATTTTTATCATGTTGGTAATTGTATTCTTATTAATAAAAATAATTCGATGAATTATACAAAATATAATGAATATAATGATAAATCCAGTATATTTTATTATTTTAATCCCCTTGATCATTTAATAGATAATTACTATAATAATTTAGTTATATGTAAATGGAATGATGATAATATTTATTGTGAAAATTATACATCATCTACAAAGGCAGAAATTATTTCTGAAGAAAATATAGAACTTGCTGAAAAAAAAGCACCACAAAATGAATTAATTTAATTTCTTACTTTATCAATGAAAGCTATGTTTTGAACACACCATCCTTTTTGTTCGCATCTTTTGATATGCCACATTTCTTGTGCTTGGGTATATTTTGTTTGTCCTTCAAATTTAGTTCCTTTTAATCCTTTAATAACATGAGTTCCATATATTATAGCTACAGCATTATCTTGATATATATCAATGCTTATTATTTTTGAAGTTAAATTATGAAATGTAAAAGCTTTGAAAACATTTTCTTGATATTTTTTTAATTCATCAATACCTGTAATAACATTGCCCACAGGAATATTATTATCAATATTTTCATGCCACGGCCACACTTTATCTTTATAAATAGTTGGAACGTTAGTAATTATTCTAGGTTCATCTAAAAGATTATTACAATAATTTTTTACTAATTCATCAGCACTTCCTTTTTCTAAAGCATGTTGAAATTTATTAATCGCTTCTTGTGGTGTATTATTATATTCACTATTATTACTAAATAATAAAGTTAATAATACAATCAATAATAAAAATCCTAAAAATTTTAAATTTTTCATATATATATAATTATCAAAAATAAAAATTATATATATTATCTATCTACGACGGGTAGATTTTACTTTACGGCAGAATGATCTTTTTTTGCCACGGGACATTTTACAACCATCTTTTGCAAGGCACATACCAGATTTGAGACCACGGCATTTTGACGATTTAACTCTGCGTCTATATGAACGTCTGGCAGACGCAGATTTTCTATGAGCAGCTCTTGTTTTCATCATAATTATATAATAAAGAGAGAAATTTATTTTTTCTTAGATTTTCTTTTCTTTTTATTTTGTCTATTTTTTTTTGTTCTTTTCTTTCCTCCTTTTTTTTCTGGTTGAGGTTGTGGTTGAGGTTGTGGTTGAGGTTCTTGAACTTCTGGTTGAGGTTGTGGTTTAGGTTGTGGTTGAGGTTCTTGAACTTCTGGTTGAGGTTGTGGTTGAGGTTGTGGTTGAGGTTCTTGAACTTCTGGTTGAGGTTGTGGTTGAGGTTCTTGAACTTCTGGTTGAGGTTCTTGAACTTCTGGTTGAGGTTGAGGTTGTGGTTGTGGTTCTTGAACTTCTGGTTGTGGTTGTGGTTCTTGAACTTCTGGTTGTGGTTGTGGTTCTCCTAAATTATTTTTTTCAAGTTCTTTATTTAAACTATCTATTTGAGCTTGGGTTGTTGATAAAATTTTTTGTTTAACAATAGCCTCATATATATTTATACCTTCACTAAATTGTTTTTCACAATTAATATACAGGTTCATAATTTTATTTTTGGCATCTTTTACTAAAGCATTTAATTTTGTTTGATTGAGAGAAGGATTTATTGTAAACATTTCTGCGCCGGTTTCTTTATTTTTAGTAACTGAAAATACTTGATCTAATATTTCAATCAAACTATTTTGATTTGCTTCTGTAGATTGTATCATATTTTTAATATTATTCGCATATTTAATAAATAAAGAATCACGTAAATTTCCTGTAAATTCTTGTTTATAATTACCATTTTTACATCCACTTAATGAAGCATAATTTCTTAATTTAATATCTCTAAATGATTTTATAGCCGATTGCTGTGTATCAGGATCAACTGGAAATTTACTTTCTCCTGTAAATGCTTTGTAAAAAGTAATTAAATCCTTGTTATACTCTTGTTCCATTTCTGGAGACATATTTTTGAATGAACCTGTATCATAATCATATACGTCATTATATAAACTTCTTAATTCAGGTATACCAGCCATTTTTTTCATATTTTTTATATTTCCACTCGATGATAAATTCATATTACAAAAATTAGGATTTATAATATATTCATCATCTAAATTTAAATTAATAGTTCCATTTTTATCGTTATATTTTTCATTATTATTCATTAAAATATCAATTCTCTTTTGACATAGATTATTATTAATAACTTTAACATCTACACCTTTAGGAATTTTATCTTTTTCGCTTAATGGAACTTCTACTTCATTACCATTTTCATCTTTATAAATAAAAATAGGATTTAATGTCATAGTTATTGCTGAAAATAAATTAGCAATTTGAATATAAAATTTAGCAATACCTATACACATTCTTCTTTTATTTGTTGTATTTTTTACATCATATTTTTCTAATGGTTTTTCGAAATAAGCAATTTTATCATTAGCTAATTTATCAATAGGAACTCCAGCTTTTAATTTTTGTTGCATAAATGTTATATCTTTCATATGAACCTTTTCTTGTATAATTTTTGATGTTAATATTACTAAATTATCACAATATTCTAAATCACTTACTAGATTTTGCATATCTTTAAAATTTTGTGTTAAAATATAATTAGTAGCTATATTATTAACTACTTCAAATAAATTATTTTTTTTTATTGATTGTTGCGATTGATTATTTCCCATATATATAGTTTTAATAAATTTATTTTATTTTAAAAATTATTAAATATATTAATTATATTAAATAAAGTAAAAATTGAATTTAAAATTAATTTTACATTAATAATAGTAGAATACCATGAATGAAGTTGCAAAAACGAAGAAAATTAGAAAAGAAAATAATAAACAATTGTGGAATTTATTTGATAGTGAAATAAATTCTACAAATACTAATATTGAATGTATATATAGACAAAATGGAGAGCGTGAAGTATGTGAATTATGTGAAAGTGCTTTAAAATTTTCAGAAGAAGGATTTTTAGTTTGTCAAAATGAAAAATGTGGAATTATCTATAAAGATATGGTTGATCAATCAGCAGAATGGAGGTATTATGGAGCAGATGATAATACAAATGGTGATCCTACTCGTTGTGGTATGCCCATTAATCCATTATTAAAAGAATCTAGTTTTGGTTGTAAAGTTATTTGTGCTGGTAAATCAAGTTATGAAATGAGAAAAATTAGACGATATACAGAATGGCAATCTATGCCTTATAGAGAAAAAGCACAATATGATGAATTTCAAAGAATTACTATTATTGCGCATAATTCAGGTATTCCAAAAATGATTATAGATGATGCTATGAGATATCATAAAAAAATTTCTGAAGCAAAAACATTTAGAGGTTGTAATCGTGATGGTATTATAGCAGCATCTATTTATATTGCTTGTAAAATCAATAATTATCCTAGAACAGCAAAAGAAATTGCTAGTATGTTCAATTTAGATAATACAAGTGCTACCAAAGGATGTAAAAATGCTGTTAGTATAATTAATGAAATGGAACATGAAATGGATAATAAAGATAAAACATCATTGTGTAAAACAACACCTTCTTCATTCATTGATCGCTATTGTAGTAGATTAGGTATTAATGAAGAATTAACTATGGTATGTAAATTCATTGCTATGCAAATACAACAGAAAAATTTAATTCCAGAAAATACTCCTCATTCAATTGCGGCTGGTATTATATTTTATGTTTCTCAAATGTGTAATTTGAATATTAATAAAAAAAATGTAAATACTATTAGCGAAATTAGTGAAGTAACAATAAATAAATGTTATAAAAAATTAGAATCATTAGAAAGTAATCTAATTCCAAAAAAGATTTTACAAAAATACAACTCTTGATAAAAATTAAATTAGTTATATTAAATTTAAATTTAATAATTATTTTTATAGTAATTATTAAATAATGTCTGTAAATATTCCAAAATATATTTTTTTAATTCCATACAGAAATAGAGAACCTCAAAAAACACATTTTTCTATATATATGAATTATATTATGGAAGATTACGATAAAAGTGATTATGAAATTTATTTTTGTCATCAAAATGATAATAGACCATTTAACAGAGGAGCAATTAAAAATATTGGTTTTATTGCCATGAAACAAAAATATCCAAATGACTATAAAAATATTACTTTTATATTCAATGATATTGATACATTACCTGCTACAAAAAATTTATTAGATTTTAATACATATAAAGGTGTTATTAAACATTATTATGGATTTGAATTTACATTAGGAGGTATTTTTTCTATAAAAGGTGAAGATTTTGAAAATATTGGAGGGTTCCCTAATTTTTGGGGATGGGGGTTTGAAGATAAATGTATTTATAATCGGGCTATTAATAATAAAGTAATTGTTGATAGAAATAATTTTTATAAAGTAGGAGATATTAATATATTACATATTATTGATGATCCAACAAAAATTTTAACAAGAAAGGATTGCTGGAGAATAGATGAAAATGCTGATACAGTTAAAAATATTTATAAATTATCTTATGAAATATCTAATATAGAAAAAAATATTTCTTCCAATAAATATATTATTGATATTAATTATTTTGAATGTTCATATGATATTAATAAAGAATTACTTTATAGTCAAAACATAGCAATAGATAAAAGTGTTAAAAAAGAAAATAAATATAGTGAAAAATTAAATAGTAAAATAAATAACTCTCAACAATATATTAACAATAATTTTAATAAAAACTTTCCTCAAAAAAATAAGTTTTTTACATTAAATAGAAAATAATTTAAATAATACTTTAATATATTAATAAATGTCTACAAAAATAGACGAATCATTAAATCCATCTGGTGTATTTCAAAATTTTTTGTTTAATGTTAAGAGTTTTTTACATAATGATAAAAAAGATTATGTTGAATTATCAAATAAACAATTAATTCAATGGGATAGAAATATTTATCTCTCTAGATCTACTGATATTAATAAAACAAAAGAAGAACCCGGTAATATTAATTTATTTCAACAATTTTATATTAATAAGATTGATGAAAGACAAAATGAAATAAGAAAAACTCTATTATATAATTGTAATAATAATTTAATCAATAATATTTATTTACTTAATGAACGAATATATACTGATGAAGAGTTAGGAGTTAAAAGTGATAAAATAAAGCAAATTGTTATTGATAAAAGAATGACTTATAAAGATGTATTTACTTTTGTAGAAAATAATAATATTGATGGGTATATTATTATAAGTAATAGTGATATTTTCTTTGATAAATCAATTAAAAATATTCAAAAATGTCAAGTTATCAAGGATAAAAAAGTTTATTGTTTGAATAGATTTAATTTTAATTCAAAAAATTTATCAGGACTTGATCTTGATCTATCTGGAAGACCTGATTGTCAAGATGTATGGATTTATCATTCTAAATTTAATAATATTTTATTTAATAAAGATATTTTTGATATAGAATTAGGAACACCTGGTTGTGATAATAAAATTATTTATCTTTTCAAATTATTAGGATTTAATTGTTATAATGAACCTGAAATTATAAAATCTTATCATTTTCATAAAATTATGACTAGAAATTATGATCAAAATACTAAAAGA